ATAAGTGGCACACACCCCCTTACATAGGGGGTTTTTTATTGGTATAATGTATACATACAACAGAATAAACAATGCCTTTTGAAGCTAAAGTGAATCCCGAATCTCTAATTAATTCTCTTAGAGATCTATATGGTGACAAGATCACATCTGCACATGTTAAAGCCTACTGTGCTCAGAATGATGTGGGTTATCAGACTGTCACAAAATATTTGAAACAATTCAAGATAGGTGTTGGTAAATGGAATCTAACTATTACAGAAAGACTTGAGAAGAACTATCAGTCACCTGCAGTATTGCCTCCAGTAGAACAGAATTTAGTTCCACCTGTTGATCCTAATTTTGTAAAGTTCGGAAACTTTACTGATGTTAAAAAGATCATTCAGTCTAAACAATTCTATCCTACATTCATCACTGGATTGTCTGGTAATGGTAAGACATTTGGTGTAGAACAAGCTTGCGCTCAGTTGAATCGTGAAGTTGTTCGTGTAAACATTACCATAGAAACAGATGAAGATGATCTTATTGGTGGTTTCCGTCTTGTTGATGGTGCCACAGTCTGGCATGACGGACCCGTTATTCAAGCTCTCAACAGAGGAGCTATCTTGCTCCTTGACGAAATTGACCTTGCCTCGAACAAAATACTCTGTCTCCAATCCATCCTTGAAGGTAACGGAGTTTTTCTTAAAAAAATCGGAAGATTCGTCAGACCAGTCAGAGGGTTCAACGTCATCGCAACAGCGAACACTAAGGGTAAGGGTTCAGACGACGGAAGATTTATTGGAACTAACGTGCTTAATGAAGCCTTCCTTGAAAGATTCCCAGTCACCTTCGAGCAATCCTATCCCAACCCAAGAACAGAAGAAAAAATCTTAAATCTTTTGTGTGATGATAAAGATTTCTGTAAGAAACTGGTTGACTGGGGTGATATAATAAGGAAAACGTTCTATGATGGTGGTGTAGAAGAAATCATAAGTACACGCCGTCTTGTTCACATTGTAAAAGCTTTCAAGATTTGGAAGAATAGAGAGAAAGCAATTCAAGTATGTGTGAACCGTTTCGATGATGAAACTAAACAGGCCTTCCTTGATCTATATGACAAGGTAGATGCTGATGTAAACTTTGGAGATGACAATGGAGAATCTGTGGAAGAACTACAAGTCCCTTCTGTTTGATACATTTCCTGATCTAGCCCATGATTCAACATGGGCCGATTGGGAGGCAAAAGGAACTCATTTGAAGGCAGAGATCTTCAAGAATAAACATTTTTTAAAGTCTCGTGCTGTGGATATATGGAGTGAAAAATCCAATATCTACAACAACATAATCTATCCTAAGACAGGAGAAAATCTTCCTTGTTTTGGTATGGATCTAATGGGTTTCTTTGAAAAGAAAGTAATCATTGTATTTGATTTTCAACATCCTACAGAGAATCTTTTGTTTGGTGTTGAGGGTCTGCCTAAAGGTAAAGGTGATTACAGATTCTTTGAACCAGGCAATCATTTCTCAGAAAATATTTACATTGCGTATTGTACTGCTGATGAAGTGGATGATCATTTACCAATGTTTGAGAGGTACTTGACGGCCTATCAAACTATGATAGAATGTAAGAGTCCAACTGGTATGGATACAGAAGTATATCAAGACTTCGATGCTTACATGACTAAACTTGATCCAGTAGGAGGATATCTTTCTGGCAAGTTTGGTAAAGAGAAAGCAGAAAGTCTTGTAAACGATTTTTTATTCTGTTATGGTTAATGCATGGGGACTATTAGGTTCAATATTAAATGGAACACTTGATGAGGACTATCCGATTATGACGCAAGACAATGTGGGAGTAAGAACAGATCAGGATTTTTGGGAAGAAGATGGACACAGTGTAGTAGGTAATCCAATTGCAGCTCCTGCTGCAGATGATACTATTACTTTTGACAATGAGAACTTTGTTGGTGCTGCAGAAACAGTTCCTTTAGAAATAACTGGAGGAGAAGATGCTTTAAGTTTTAGTACTGCTGAAGAGGGTGAAGATTGGGTAAAGGCTCATGGTGGATATGAATGGACTCCTGGCAGTACATGGCCACCTAATGATGAACCTGCTCCTTTTCCTGATGATCCTTTATCGGATAATGATGATCAAATTGCACATCACATCCCCACTGCACCAGAAGTTTTTGGTAATGATTACACAATGGAACAATTGGAAAATGACAAGAAGTATCAGGATGCAATGATGCCTGGTATAGAAGAAGATCATCGTAAGTGGATCTATGAATCTCCTGATGGTGGAAAGACTGTCTATAGGAGAACACATGGACAAGACCCTATGACAAGGGAATTGGTTCCGCAAAAGGATTCCAATACTGGTGTACGGAATGAAAGACCAGATGGTGATTTTGCTAGAGTCTTCTACAAATATAAAGAAGATGTTATGTTGGATGAGGCTAAGAATTATATTGCAACTACCTATGGTTCACATTATACTAGTAATGATGGAATCCAAACATTAGATCTTATACAGGGTATTGGAGATGCTGAAGCATTTTGCCGATCCAATGCCATCAAATACCTTTCGAGGTTCGGCAAAAAGGATGGAAAATCAAAAGTTGACATTTTGAAAGCAATCCATTATTGTACACTCTTATACCACTTTGCTGGTCTACATGATGAAAACTAAAACTCCTATGAAACTGTCTGATAGAACTATTAATTTATTGAAGAACTTTGCTTCTATTAATCAATCCATTCTATTCAAACAAGGAAATCAATTGAGAACTATCTCAGTTATGAAGAATATCCTTGCAGAAGCCAACATTGATGAGGAGATCCCACAGGAGTTCGGTGTCTATGATCTCAGTCAGTTTTTAAATTCTCTTGGATTATTTCAAGAACCAGAACTTAATTTTACTGGTGAAAGTTTTGTGACAGTTAAGGAGGGTAAACAAAGATCGAAATATTTCTTTGCTGATCCTAGTGTTATTGTTTCTCCACCAGAGAAATCTATTACTCTTCCTTCAGTTGATGTAGAGTTTACATTAAGGAGTACCCAACTTGACAGACTTCTCAAGGCTGCAGGAGTTTATCATCTAACCGATCTATCTGTAGTTGGTAATGGTAAGGAGATTAAGATGGTAGTATCTGATCGTAAGAATGATACTTCTAATGATTTCTCTATTGTGGTTGGCGAAACTACAAAGACCTTTGGATTACATTTCAAGGTGGAGAACATTAAGATTGTGCCTGGCACATATGAGGTTAAGATATCGAAGAAGTTGTTATCGGAATTTAAGTCATCGGAATATGATCTCACATACTACATAGCACTTGAACCAGACGTTACATGGGAGGACTAAAATGAATTCATCAACACCAATGTTGGATCTACTTCTCATAGGTTTAGTAGTCGGGTGTGTAGTTATTGCTTACGAACGGAGATTTAACTAATGGAAAGAGTATCTAGAGAAGATTTCATCAGACAGTATACTGAATACTGTGTTGGAAAAATGGATGATACCACTCTTAGACAAATTGCACAGATTAATTTGATGGCAAACATCAACCCAGAAAGTACCTATGCTGATTGGGAAGATGCTGTTGCACAAATGCCAACATATAACAGTGCTGAAGAATTGTTAGAGTTGATCAGACCATTTATGATACTGAGGAAACCACCAAATGAGGGATGAATTTATCTGGGTTGAAAAATATCGACCTAAGACGATAGATGACTGTATACTCCCAGATGCTACTAAGAAAACTTTCACAGAGTTTCTCAAGAAAGGAGAGATCCCAAACTTATTATTGTCAGGCCCACCAGGCATAGGTAAGACCACAGTTGCGAAGGCATTGTGTGAACAGTTAGGTTGTGATTACTATGTTATCAATGGATCCGATGAAGGAAGGTTCCTAGATACTGTAAGGAATCAGGCGAAGAACTTTGCCTCCACAGTATCTCTTATGGATGGAGATGCGAAACATAAAGTTATAATTATAGACGAAGCAGACAACACAACCCACGATGTTCAACTCCTCCTCAGAGCCAATATCGAATCCTTCTACAAGAATTGTAGGTTTATCTTCACATGCAACTTCAAGAATAGAATCATTGAACCCCTCCATTCGAGATGCTCCGTCATCGAATTCGGAATCTCAAGGAAGGACAAACCTGCAATCGCAGGACAATTCTTTAACAGACTTATATCCATCTTGGACAGAGAACGGATTGAAGTTGATAAGAAAGTCCTCGCAGAACTCATCAATAAGCACTTCCCAGATTGGAGAAGAGTCTTAAATGAATGTCAGAGACATTCAGTTGGTGGTAAGATTGACTCTTCTATTCTAGCCAGTTTTTCGGATGTTAATATCAATGATCTCGTTAAAAACCTCAAAGAGAAGAAGTTTCCAGAAGTACGTAAATGGTGTGTCAATAATCTGGACAATGA